CCGCGCCAAATGTCTGCAGTACTCAGTAGCGACCATAGCGGCCCAACACTGACAGTCGTGTTCATTGTCGATGGTGACAGCATCGCGGTAGAGGGTGACGCTTGACCAAGAAAAACTGGTCAATCACTACCCCAAGCTACAAACCATTCCCGATGATTCTGCTCGAAGAAGCGCTCGATCATGCTGGGGCGCTGGAGTTTGCGCGGTCGATCTGGCCGGAATGCACGATTGAATAACCGAGAGCGCATATGACAACCAAGCAACCCGACTGGGAGGCAATTCATAGCCTGTACCGGGCTGGGCTGCTTTCTGTTCGCGCCATAGCTGAGCAATACAGCATTAGCGATACCGCCATCCGCAAGCAGGCCAAGAAGCTTGGGTGGGCCAGAGACCTGACAGATCAGGTCCGCGCTGCAGCGAAAGCGAAGGTGGTTCGCACTGAGGTTCGCACCAATGGTTCGCAGTCTGAGCCGCGAACCGATGAGCAGATTATCGAGGAAGCATCTGATCAGGCTGCCGCTGTCATTCTGGCTCATCGGTCAGGCCTGGCCCAGTGGCGCGGTATTGCTGGAAAGCTCAGTGATGTCCTGTCGGATATGGATGTGAACGCCGATAACCACGGCGACTTCGCTCGATCCTTGAACGCTGGTGTAGACGCGCAGCTCAAGGTAATCAAGGGTGAGCGCCAGGCCTACAACCTCGACACCGAGACCGGAGACAAGACAGTTTCCGACCTTGCAAGCCTGATGGACGATCTAACGAAGGAAGCCTGACATGAAGCCCGAGCACTTGAAGCTGCTTCGGGATAAGCGTTGGCGCCTGAACAATCTCTACTTCATCACTGACAAAGCAGGCAAGAAAGTCCGCTTCCGGATGACGGACGAGCAGATCGAGTACTTCGATGGGATGCACACGCGAAACATCATCCTGAAGGCTCGGCAGCTCGGCTTCACCACTGAGTGCTGCATCATCCAGCTCGACGCCGCACTGTTTGAATCTGCCAAGTGCGCCCTAATTGCTCACACCCTGAACGACGCCAAGCGCCTGTTCCGGGAGAAAGTGAAGTACGCCTATGACAACCTTCCTGCTGAGATTCGCGCTGCCAACCCTGCTTCTAACGATGCTGCTGGCGAGCTTGTGTTCAGCAAGGGCGGATCGCTCTACGTGTCCGCGTCCTTCCGGGGCGGGACTTTACGGTATCTGCACGTATCCGAGTTCGGGAAGATCTGCGCCAAATTTCCCCATAAGGCCCGAGAGATCGTCACCGGGGCATTCGAGGCAGTCGCCACTGACTGCTTCGTCACCATCGAGTCGACGGCAGAGGGTCGGGCGGGTTACTTCTTCGATTACTCGCAGGGCGCTGAGCGGCAGCAACTAGCCGGTACGCCCCTGGGCCTACTGGACTGGAAGTTCTTCTTCTTCAGTTGGTGGAAAAACAAAGACTACTGGCTTGACCCGACTGGCGTAACGATCCCGCAGCGCCTGACCGACTACTTCAATGAGTTGCAGGCCAAGCACGGCATCGTCACGAACGACGGTCAGCGCGCCTGGTACGCAGCCAAGGAAAAGACGCTCGGCTCCGACATGAAGCGGGAATACCCGTCGATACCGGCCGAGGCATTCCAGCAGTCGATTGAAGGCGCGTACTACGCCCAGCAATTCACCAAGCTCTACGCTAATCAGCGCATCGGCGTGATCCCTGATAACAGTCACCAGCCGGTTATGACCTTCTGGGACATCGGTGTCGGCGACTCCACGGCCATCTGGTTCGTGCGATTGATCGGTACCCAGTATCACGTCATCGACTACTACGAGAACTCAGGCGAAGGACTGCGGCATTACATGAAGGTGCTGAAGGACAAGGGTTACACCTACTCAGAGCACTGGGGTCCGCATGACATCGAGAATCGCGAGTTTGGTAGCGATGCCAAGAGCCGCAAGGATATCGCCGCAGAGGGCTACGAGATCGACGGACAGAGGTACAGCATACGATTCCAGGTTGTCCCCAAGACTGGCGTGGATGACGGCATCGAGGCTGCAAGGGAGATCCTTGCGCTCTGCGTATTCGATGAGTCCAAATGCGAAGAAGGTATTGGACACCTTGAGACCTACCGCAAGGAGTGGGACGACAAGCGCGGCTGCTGGAAAGACAAGCCGCTGCATGACAAGTCCTCCCACGGTGCTGACGGGTTTAGGTATTTCGCAGTGGCGAAGACCAAGCGCGTTCGCAAAACAACCATCAGCCAATTCTCCGCATAACTGGAAAACACCATGAGCAACGCAGTCCGCAAACGCTCCGCCAAAATCGAAGCGATGGCGGAGTGCTGGCCAATGATCACCGCGCTACTGGGTGGTACAGGATCGATGAGGAAGGCGGGTAAAACCTACCTGCCGCAATGGCCGAACGAAAATAGTGGCTTTTACGACGCTCGCCTGGCAACAGCAACCCTGTTCCCGGCATTCGCCCGCACCATCGACGTACTGTGCGGGAAGCCATTCTCACACCCTCTGACATACGGCAAAGACACGCCGCCGAAGATCATCGAGTACTGTGAAGATATCGACCTGCAGGGTCGGAATATGCACTCGTTTGCGGCCAGCGTCACCGAAGAGGCAATGGCCTACGGCATTTGCGGCATTCTGGTCGACTGCCCGGAAACAGGCGGACTGAGAACGGCTGCCGAGGAAAAGGCGGCAGGGGTCAGGCCCTATTTCGTCCAGATCAGCGCCGAAAGCCTGCTGGATTACGACTCCGAGCGGATCGGCGGCATTGAAACGTTCACGCTGCTTCGCTTTATGGAGTCGGTTGCTGAGAAAATTGACGATTTCGAGGAAGAGGTCGTCGAGCAGGTCCGCGTTCTTTATCCGGGCCGCTGGGCGACTTACCGCGAGAAGAAAAACGAAACGACTGGAGAGATTGACTGGGTAGTCCACAAGCAGGGCGTAACCAGTCTTCAGAAAATCCCATTCGTCCCCGTCTACGGTAAGCGCATCGGATTTATGCAGGCCATGCCGCCTATGCGCGAACTGGCATTCATGAATATCGAGCACTGGCAGTCGAAGTCGGACCAGCAAACAATTCTGCATGTAGCTAGAGTGCCTGTACTGTTCGCTCGCGGATTCGGCGAGGACGCCAAGCTAATCATTGGTGCCGCCGCTGCGGTTGCCTCCGACAGGGCGGACGCCGATCTCAAGTACGTCGAGCACTCAGGTAAGGCAATCGACGCTGGACGACTTTCGATTCTCGACATCGAGGATCGTATGCGTCAGGTCGGCGCCGAACTGCTAGTCATCAAGCCTGGGAAGATTACGGTCGCGCAGACGCTCTCCGATAACGAGCCAGGGATGTGCGCTCTGCAGCGCATCACGCAGGACGTTGAGGACTCGCTCGATCAGGCAATGCAGCTGATGGCCGAGTATATCGGCGAGAAAGATGGCGGACACCTATCCATCTACAGCGACTTCGGCGCCGCATCGCTTGCTGAGGCGTCGGCTGAGCTACTGATTGAAATGAACGTCGCCGGAACCCTGTCCAACGAGACGCTGTTCGACGAAATCAAGCGGCGCGGCATGCTTCGGGACGATTTGACGTGGACTGCCGAGCAGATCCGCATCAAATCGCAGCCTGCCAAGCAAGGCGTGACGTTGCCCGGCATGTAGATCGAAACGCCCATTTAACGGCCTGCGCACATGCGCGGGCTTTTTTATTGCCTAAATCTGCGGATGCAGACGGCGCCCCAGGCCGGATGGCCCTCTCAAGGTTGGATGACCAGCATGAAATTGAAACTCGACGAGAACGGTAACGTAGTTGTTTCCGACGGCAAGCCTGTTTACGTGAACGACGAAGGCAAAGAGATCGCTTTCGATGCTCCCGGCACCGTGGCGACGATCAGCCGACTGAACGCTGAAGCCAAATCCAACCGTGAGCGCGCCGAATCGGCCGAGACGGGCCTGAAAGCTTTTGAGGGTATCACTGATCCATCTGAGGCCAGAAAGGCCATGGAGACGATCAAGAACTTCGACGCGAAGAAGCTGGTGGATGCCGGCGAGGTGGACAAGGTCAAGGCGGAAGCGATCAAAGCGGTCGAGGAAAAGTACGCCCCAGTCATTGCGGAGCGTGATGCCCTTACTGCTGCGCTTGTGACGGAAAAGGTCGGGGGCAGCTTCGATCGTTCGAAGTTCATCACGGACAAGCTCGCGATTCCTTCCGACATGGTGCGTGCACGCTTCGGTGATTCATTCAAGGTCGAGGGTGGCGAGGTCGTCGCCTACGACAAGACCGGGAACAAGCTATTCAGCCGCAGCAATCCAGGTGAGTTCGCCAAGTTTGACGAAGCGCTGGAGCTCCTCGTTGAAAACTACCCGTACCGCGATCAGATCCTGAAGGGTACCGGCGCCACTGGCGGCGGAGCCCAAGGAAGCGCACCCGCGGGTAACAGCAAAACACTTCAACGCGCTCAGTTTGAAACGCTCCCCGCTGCGAAGCAGATGGAGCACGTCAAGGCTGGCGGAACAATTACTGATTAAAGGAATTCATCCAAATGGCCAACACCCTTACCAGCCTGGTGCCGGACCTGTATGAAGCGCTCGATGTTGTATCGCGAGAGCTTGCAGGATTCATCCCGTCCGTGACCCTGGACGCCACCGCCGAGCGCGCCGCGCTGAACCAGGCGATTCGCATCCCGATCACTCCGGCTGCTCCAGCTGAGAACGTCACCCCTGGCCAGCTGCCGCCAGATGACGGCGATCAAACCGTCGGTAACACGCCGTTCAGCATCACTAAATCTCGCATGGTTCCATTCCGCTGGACCGGCGAAGAGCAGATGGGTGTCAACAGCGGCCCCGGCTATGCCAATATCCGCCAAGACCAGATCTCCCAGGCCATGCGCACGCTGGTGAACGAGATCGAAGTCGACCTCGGTCAACTGGCTTACGCCGCTTCCCGTGCGTCCGGCACTGCAGGCACCACCCCGTTCGCCTCCACTCTCGGCGACACTGCGCAGGTTCGCAAGATTCTGGCGGACAACGGCGCTCCGATGAGCGACCTACAGTGCGTGATCGACACCACTTCAGGCGCCTCGCTGCGAACCCTAGCTCAACTGACCAAGGCGAACGAAGCTGGCACCACGCTGCTCCGCTCTCAGGGCACGCTGCTTGAGCTGCACGGCTTCACTCTGCGTGAGTCGGCTGGCGTTGCAAGTCACACTCCTGGCAGCGGCGCCAGCTACGTCACCAACGGCGCACTGGCCGTCGGCGCCACCATTATTCCGGTTCAGACCGGCACTGGCACCGTCATCGCTGGTGACGTCCTGATCATTGGGGCCAACAAATACGTGGTCACCTCTGCGCTGTCCGGCGGCTCCCTGGCCATTGGCGCTCCAGGCCTCCGCGCAGCAGTTGCAGGCGGCTCTACTGTCACCGTGTTGAGCGCGTTCACTGCCAACTTCGCATTCCCGCGCTCAGCCATCGTGCTCGCAACTCGCACGCCAGCCCTGCCAGCAGAAGGCGACATGGCCGATGACCGCATGATGATCACCGACCCGCGTACCGGCATGAGCTTCGAGGTCGCGATGTACAAACAGTACCGCCGCGTTCGCTACGAAATTTCTGCAGCGTGGGGTTGTGCAAACATCAAGCCTGCCCATACCGCAATTCTGCTCGGGTAACGAGCTAATCGAGAGGGTTGCCAGATAGCTGGCAACTCTTCTCAGGAGAAGATCATGGCTAAAAAGCAAGATGGCACCGACGACGGTCTGGGTGAAGAAGTTATCCAGTTCGTCAGCATGATGCGTGACACAGAAGAGTGGCCGGCGCCGCATACCGCAGAAGTCCATCCGGACGAGGCGAAGAATTACTACTCGGGCGGCTGGGTTCCGGCGAAAGAGGCTGAATAAATGCTAACTGATCAGCAACTGGCGGACGTTAGGCGCTTCACGGGCTACCCAATGCTGGGCGACACCATTGCTGACAGTAGTCGAGATTTCGCTTATGGCTGGGTATCCCCTGGCACGTGGCAAACACTCAGCCATCGACTTACCAGCCTGCGGCCTGAGGAAGAGGCGAGAGTGATCTCATTTCTGACCACGCTCTCGACCCTGGAAACAGCCGTAACTGACTCGACCCTGAACCTTGACACTGATCAAGCTGCGGTGTGGGTGCACAACAAGAACGAGGTGTCTGACCGGATGAAGCTTTACCGGCTCTGGCGCCGCGAGCTCTGCGCATTCATCGGAATTGCACCTGGCCCGAGCCTGGGCGTTGGCGGCATCAGTATCGGCAGGGGGTGACATGGACGGCACAACCCTTCAGGCCAAGATTTACAAAGGTTACGGGCAGGCAGCTAAGCGTATCGGTTTCGACTACCAGCAATTCCGCGCTATCAGCGCCAATAACCCGCTGCTGACAACCGCTTTGCAGACGCTGCCCGCTTCGTTTACCACCAATTTCAACTACTCAGCGCCCAACAAATACGGTCAAGCCACATGGCTAGGCCTGTTTGACGCAACGCTGTGCACGCCGGGCGACATCATGGTGGGCGAGGGCGGCACGTTCTTTATCGCCGCCACGCAGTCAACGCTGCCGATCTACTGCGTGCAGACGAATCGGACTGTCTCGGTTCTGCGCGTCAGCATGGATGACGGGGTGGGCCTTGGCGGCTACGGCGGTGATACGCCAGCCACCGAGGTTCCATTGATGACGGGATGGCCTGCAAGCGTGCTCCAGGGCACGAAAGGCGAGGCGAGCCCGACCAATCTGCCGGGCGATGTGCGAACCCCGTGGTGGGCGATCCTGATGCCTGCTTGGCCTGGCATCGTTTTGCGCACCAGCGACATCATTCTTGATGAAATTGGTCGCAAGTACGTTATTTCGAGCGCCGAGCTTACGGATATGGGATGGCGGTGCACGGCTATGCAGGCACAGGTGTGATATGGCCGACCTATCAGATGTACTGAATCAGCTTTCCGCTCAGGTTGCCGCGATTGTTTACCCGAACGGCTCAGGCCATCCGAGCGTCAGCGGCATCCCAACCAAGATTTACCCCGGATGGCCCGTGGCGAACGTGCTGGAAGCTGATCTGAGGGCAGGGAAGGTGCACGTCAGCGTTTACCCAAGAGGCCCGGACCGGAAAACCACGCGCTATATCGGTCGGTCGTGGGTTCAGCTTACGGCGCCCGTGCACACCATCACGCTGACAGTCGTCGGCGCGGTCGTGACGCTCTCGGGCACTGTCAGCGCACAGAATCTGCTGATCAATCTGAACGGCATCAGCTACGTCTACACCATGCCGCTCACGGACACGCTCACGACTGCCGCTACCGGGCTTGCCTCGCTGATCCCTGGCGCTTCCAGCTCTGGACCTGTCGTCACGCTCACTGGTGCGCACAGCGTTTTTGCGCGAGTCGGCGGAATTGGCACCTCGATCAAAGAAACCAAGCGGCAGGAGCAGCAGTTCCAGATCACAGTCTGGGCGCCGACTCCAGCCACTCGGGACGCTACGGCGAAGCAGATCGATTCAATCCTGTCTGACGCTACCAACATGACACTGCCTGACGGCTCGGCCGGGATCATCCGCTACGCGCAGACGCTTCAAACGGATCAGCTCGAAAAGGCCGGACTTTACCGTCGCGACCTGATCTATAGCGTCGATTACGCCACGACCCAAACACAGCAATTCGCCGAGGCTATCGCCATGGCGCTGAATGTCGTCAATGCCCAGACCGGGCTTCCTGAATCAACCAGCAACCCCTGAGGCCTGACATGGATTCTACTGACCAAGCTGCCGCTTCGGCACCTGCGGCAAGCACTCCTGCGTCCGCGCAAAGCCAAGCACCGATTGCAAGCGCTGCAACACCTACCTTCAAGCTGACCGTCAAGTTCGCTTTTGCTGACTACCAAGTCGGCCAGCAGATCACGGACGCCGCCGAAGTTGCCGCCGTACTGGAAGGCGAAAACGCCGCAAACGTGCTCAAAACCGCCGCCTAAACCGCGAAATCACACACAAAGAGACCGCCCTAGAGGCGGTTTTTTCATTTGGAGGAAGCCATGCCCATTTATCCGGCAGGCGGCTTGAACACGGCAGCACTTACGGCTCCCGATCTGTACGTCCAGGTCGTTCCACCGAAGACCCGGTACATCAACGGCGTGGCTACCGACATTCTCGGCATCGTCGGTGTTGGTTCGTGGGGCGCAGTCAATAGCCCAATGCTGATCGGCTCGCCCGGCGATGCCTCGCAGAAGATCGGCGCGCAGCAGGTCCGCAAGTACGACCTGGCCACGGCCATTGCCGTATCGATCGGTCTGGGCGCGCCGAACATCCGCGCAGTGCGGGTGACTGACGGCACCGACATCGCCGCAACGTCGACCCTGAAAGATACGGCCGCAGCCGTTGGCGCAACCCTGACCGCCTTCTACACCGGCACCCTCGGCAACTCGCTCAGCGCGACCCTGTCCGCAGGTACGGCGAACGCAAGCTGGAAGCTGGTTGTCTCGCTGCCCGGCGTGTCGCCTGAAGTGTTCGACAGCATCACCGGCACGGGCCTTGCGCTCTGGCAGAACATCGTCAACGCAGTGAACAACGGCCAGTCCGGCATTCGTGGCGCATCGCAGTTGGTGATTGCCACGGTCGGCATATCCATTCTCGCCCCGGTAGCTATCGGCCAGACCATTGCTTTCACGGCTGGCACTGACGGCGCCACCACGATCACTGACTCGGTTCTGGTTGGCGTGGACGGCGTTACCGGCTCGACTCGCAAAGGCATGTACGCCCTGCGCGGCACCGGGCATCAAGTCCTCAATCTGGTCGACCTGACCGACCCCACGCAATGGCCGACCATGACGACCTTCGGCCTTTCCGAGGGCTGCTATCCGGTCACTCAGGGCGCTGCTGGCGCTTCGTACGCCACGGTATCGGCCAGCCTGGTAACCGCTGGCTGTGACAGCTACGCACTGAAAGTAATGGTAGGCGATTGGGTCTACTGGTACGACCAAGTGAACGGCCAGCAACGCATGATCGCCCCGGCCACCTTCTCGGCAGCCAAGATCGCCGCGCTGGCGCCGCACCAGTCGCCGCTGAACAAGCCACTGACCAATGCTGTGTCGACTCAGCGCAACCTCGCTCAGCAGCCGTACAGCTCGCCAGAGATCGGCGCAATCAACACTGCGCGCCTGGACGTAATCACGAACCCATGTCCGGGCGGTAGTTACTTCGGGCATCGGGCGGGCCTGAACTGCGCGAGCAACCCGACCGTCAACGGCGACAACTACACGCGGATGACGAACTTCCTGTCTCTGACGCTGGCGGCCTCGTTCGGCTACGTGGTCGGCCAGCTGCAGACGCTGGATCTGCGCCGTAGCACGAAGTCGACCATCGCCAGCTTCCTGCAGACGCTGGTCGACCAGGGGATGATCGGCGACGTTAACGGCGGCCCAGCTTTCTCGGTCCAGCTCGACGCCAGCAACAACTCCGACGCGCGCGTTGCCCTGGGCTATATGCAGTGCGACGTACAGGTCAAGTACCTGTCCGTGGTCCGCTACTTCCTCGTGAACTTGGAAGCGGGCCAGTCCGTCACCGTCATCGTATCCGCCACCCCGCGCTCGTAAGAGCAAGACCAACAGGCCCGTCTCGCTGACGGGCTTTCTTTTACGGAGCACCAGTTATGCCAATTAACGGCTTTACGATGGGCAGGGACGTGTCGGTAGACATCAACACGTCCAATGGCCCGCTTCGACTTCCGGCAGTTACAAAGTTCACCTCCGAGCCCGTTCTCGGGAATATCAGCGTTACAAAGCTGAATGGCATTACCGAGGAGGCTCCTTTCCCTAAGAGCTGGAAAGGCACCGTCAGTATCGAGCGCCAAGATTCAACCGCCGATGATTACCAGGCCCAGTGGGAAGCAGATTACTTCAGCGGGGTTATCCGCCCTCCGTCGACGATCACTGAAACCATTCAGGAATCCAACGGAGGCGCTTCAACTTTTCGCTATACCGCCGTTCAGCTTCAGCTTGCAAAGGCTGGCGACAAGGCTGGCGACAAGACTGTAGAGCAGGATTTCCACTGGACGGCCCAGCGCCGCCTGAAAGTCTCCTAACCCCATTCGCATGGCAGCCCGGCAGGGCGCGGGATTCGTCACCCCACACGCCATGCTCTTTGACGACTCAATGACCAGAGGAATTACCCATGTCCCGCGTAACCGTGAAAGAAAACGTAGAACAGATCGACGCACCGAAAAAACCGAAATTTGAAACCGTCACTGACAGCCTGGGTCGTACGATTCAACTGCGCCAGCTCGACCCAATGCAGCAATCGCGCCTGGTGATGGGCGTAGGCGGCGACGTTTCGCAGAACGGCACCTGGATGAATGGTTTCGCGCTGCCCGCCGCTATGGTCGCGCACATCGATGACGACTTCTTCGGATTCCCGTCGAGCATCAAGCAGGTTGAGGTGATGCTGGCTCAGCTTGGCAATGAAGGCATGGCTGCAATCAATGAACACCTGATGGCCAAGTACGAAGCCCTCAAAGCCGAGCACGAAAAGGCTGCGCTCAGCGCAGAGCAGGCCGCAGCAAAAAACTAGGAACGAACCCCGACTTTCGACAGCGTTGTTGGGCGTTGAAAAACGGGGTTCCTTTCAGCGTGGTTTTTGATGAGTGCTACAGCTTATATCCCCACGAGCTGATGGCGATGTCTGTGGTTTTCAGCGAATTCGAAGGCAATGAGTTCGATTGGCAGGCTATGCAGTTCAAGAAAAAGGAGTGATCACATGGAATTCAACAGCCTTGGCAGCCTGGCACTCCATTTTCTTGCGCTGGAAGTCGCTGAACTGAAAAGCCTTCACGACGGCCTTGAGAAGTGCGCCGTACGCATCGAGAAGACAGCAAAGGAAGAGATCGGCCATTACCAGTCAGGCATTGGGCCCTTCGCCGCGTGGACTGATCTGGCCGAATCTACCGAGTCAGAAAAGGCGCGCAAGGGCTACCCTGCTGATGCGCCGCTCCTGGCTACCGGAGAGATGCGTGACAGCATTTCCCATGAGATGCGCGGGCTTGAGGCGATTATCGGCTCGAAAGATCCGAAGATGGTCTATCACGAATTCGGCACGCCAAAAATGCCAGCGCGGCCAGTAGTTGGCCCAGCGCTGTACGCCAACAAAGAGTTCATCAAAAAGACCATTGGCCATGCCGCCGTATCAGGGCTGATCGGCGGGCAGCCTATTCATGCTTCGCTGGGGTATGACGGGGAGATCTAAAGCCAGGTCATTACGCCATGATGTCCAGAGCATGTGCCGCGCCGATGCTGGCTGAAGCTGAATGACTTGTCGCGACACTTTGCGGTCGCCCCGGATGGCGCTCGATCTGACTTCGTATGCGCCGGGCTATGTACCGCCCTGCCATCGCTGTTTATGTACGATCCATGCTCGATCAGTTGCGATTCGTCAGGCGAGACAGCCGAAGGGTCGATGTACGATCTTGCGAAGGCGGGCTGGAAAAGCAGGCAGGCGGCAAGCGCCAGGTAGGCTGGTTTCATTTGGTGTCCGGTCCTTGGTGTGGGAGTAGGGTTATTTATTGCGGAGGTATGACGGGGCGTGACGAGAACCACTGACCATCTCAAAGATGGTCAGTCACTACACGTCTTTGAGTCGTGCAGTTAACAGCATGTCTTTTAGATATGCAGTGACGGGCCCGGTCAGTTCAGGTCTGGGAGTCCTGGAAACGGCGAGAAGTGTATCCACAACTGCTCGACTCCATCCCACTCGAACGTGTATCCCGCGTCCTCCAGCATCTCGCTGAAAGCTTCGATCAGGTCGTTTATGTCCTGCTCAGGCATCGACTCTAAGCCAAGGTCTTCAAATTTCACGCCAAGGCTATCGTGACCGAGCGATATCGCCTCGCTGATCGACTGACTGATGCGCTTCTTTACAGTTGACGGGATGCTTTGCCTGGCAATTTGCGACATCTGCCTGGCCTTGTTGGCTGGGATTAGGTCGTCAGACGGGGCGTCACCCAGAAAACTAAGCTCTAGCCTGGCGAGTATTTCTGCCGTGGAGGATCTGCCGTTTTCCTTTGCAGCAGCAACGACCTTATCTCGAAGGGTCTCCGGTATGCGGAGGTTGAATTGGGGGTCGGTGCGGCTCATCTCGGATTCCGGTTATGTTTAACAGAACAAAATAATGCATCACGGTGGTATTGACGGCAATGCATCACCGTTATATCTTGATGATGTAAACAACGGTGATGCATAAGGAGGCAGTATGAAAGTACGCGATATGGCTCAGATCCTTTTCCGCGCCAAGCCTGACGTTAAGGAATGGCTTGAGAGGAAGGCTCAGCAAGAAGAGCGCAGCCAAAACTGGCTGATCGGGAAGGCTTTAGAGGAGGCAATGCTGAAAGATGCACAAAATCAACGGGCATAAAAAAGCCCCAAGCGCACCAACGCTTGAGGCTTCGAAATCAACGTCATCTATCAGGAAAAACGTCATGACGAATAATACCACAGTAGTTGACATGCGCAAATTTGTGGAAGCGCGCGATGGACAGGCATTCACTACATCCCAGAATGTCGCCGAGGCATTCGGGAAGCTTCACAAGGACGTGCTGCGAAAGATCGAAGGGTTGGAATGTTCTGCTAATTTCACTGAGCGCAATTTTACGCTCAGTGAATATATCGACGGATCTGGCCGTCGCTTGCCTCAATGGGGTATGACCAAAGACGGCTTCATGTTCCTGGTCATGGGCTTCACTGGGAAAAGTGCCGCTGCAATCAAGGAAGGCTACATCGCAGCCTTTAACGAAATGGCCGCACGCCTGAATCTCGCCCCGGAAGTTCTCGTCAGCGACTTGGTCGGATCTGTAATCGGCAGCACTGGCGAGGTCGTTCTTAATCGCGTGATCGAGCAGAAGGGTTATCGGATTGCTCCGGCCATGCAGCGCAGCTTCACGCACACCATGAAAAGCAGGTTGCGCTCTCGCTTCAACGTACAAAAGACCTCGCTCATTCCAGCGGACCAGATGGAAGCGGCATGCAACTTCATCGCCGCCTACGTACTTGAAGGTGAGTGGCTCGACAAGGAAGTCCAGGCAGATTCAAAGGTTAACTGGCCTGCATCGCGCTGGCTCGCGGAGTCCATGCCTGACGTACGCAAGCGTATGACTGCCTTTCAGGGCGACGGGAACATGATGCTGACGCCAGACATGCTGTTCGGTGAGAGCGAATTCGTTTCCCCGACGCTACGCGCCATCGCCGAGCTTGAAAAACAAGGTCACAACCTTGAGGCCTGCCGCCTCGAAGTGTTGGCGATGAGGCATCACCTTGAAGGCGCCGAGTACGCATTTTCTGGGCTGCGCCTCTGGGCTGATAGAACGCAAGGCAAGGGTATTCGTTTTAGCGTTCAGGAGGATGCGGCATGAGCAATATCATTCTGATTCAGTCAAAAGGCGAAGCTCGGGCAGACAGTCGCGATTTGGCCAAACAGCTCGGCAACAAGCACAAAAGCTCGATAGCGCTGATAGATCGCTACGAAAGCAGATTTCAACGGTTTGGGGTTTTGGCATTTCAAATGTCGAAACCCTCAGCTGGGTCGGAGGGCGGAAGACCAGAGCGTTACGCTCTTCTGAATGAGGATCAGTCATATTTTCTGTTGTCACTATCCAGAAACACCGAAAAGGTCGTGGATCTCAAATCCAACCTAGTTAGCGCATTCCGGGATGCGCGGGAGAAAACTGCCGTTACTGATCAGCAGTATCTTCCTCTGTATCGAGAGCTGCACGCCGAGGTTAAGCTTTTATCTCAGCGCGCCGAAGAGTGCGGCAGCACGACGCCGGAGCGGATCTTCCACATCAACGCCAACAAAGCGATAAATACTGCAATGGGCATTGCCAGTGGTGAGCGGAGCACGCTAACAATTGAGCAGCGCCTGTTGCTGACCAATATTCAGCTGATCTTTACTCGCGCCCTTCACGCAAGCCTGGAAGCAGGCGACACGCATCGCGAGGCAGCGGCAAAGGCCAAGGGCGCAGCGCTTCACTTTGTGCTTGTGGCAGGAAACTTGATCGCGGGGAGTAAAGCAGCATGACTTTATCGGTTGAAGAAGTGGAAAAATACCATTACGACGGGGTGCTGGCAGGTCATTCAATCTGCACTCCGCCACTCAGCCTGATTATCCAAGGACTGACGTTTTATTACAGCCTTTGGGAGGAAGGGCTTGGCCATCCGGCAACTGATGCCATGGTCGCGGTCTGGCTTGCGGGAGTATCTTCATTTCTCGTCAGTGTCTACGCTCCTGAGCAGCCGCAGCCGCGCAGGGGTGGATTATGATAAGTCTGACCATTGCTATCGGCAGCGACTCCAAATGGACAGCTACGGAACATACTGAAGTTGAGGCGCCGATAGCCAAGCTGACTCCTTTAAAGGAGCTAGCTGAAATGATCAAGATGGATCGCAGCGCAGCAAGACGGTATGTCTTGAGGCTCGGATTTATCCCCTTGAGAGCGAGGACGGCTACCAGTGGCTACCAAACGGCGCTAGTGTTCACGCAGGCGCAAGTTCAGCAGATCGTAGATGCGCGCAGGACTGACGGGTACTGCTAGGAGCGCTATGCAAACAGCAAAGATAGGCACCTATGGGCGCCTTTCTTTTTTTGAGAACTCACAAAAATCAAAACCTCGCCTCGGCGGGGTTTTTTATGGGGCTTATCGTTTCAGCAGGAAGGCCTTAGGCATCCAGAACGGTTTCTTATTGGCTCCTACAACCCAGATCGACATTGCGTCCTCTGGATTGTTCATGATCGAAACCGAGAGCTTACTCTTTCCCTTTGAGCATAGCGCCTGCGCTTCGTCGTAGGTATCAACCCCTGCATCTAAACGAAGAGAGTCGATCATTTGCTTGGTCTGCCCCTTGTATTCCGGCTCGCCAGTGCTTGGAGAGATATTGGGAAGCTTTCCAGTCATCTGGTAAGAGACCAAAATAAGACCCCATAGAGTGGTTACGTATTCCGACAGCTCCTTAGTAGGGCATGCAAAATAAAACTCACCCTTGTCCATATAAGTGGTCGCCTGTTCTCCGACGCCGCATTCAACAATCGAGCATGATTTGCTCGTATCGATTGCGCCGGCAACTGGAGAAAGCGTTACGGCTATTAGAAAGATCCATTTATTCATGAGTCACCCAAAAATTACTGCATAAAGAACAAAAATAGCCGCAAAAAGTCCGAGCCCAGCAAAGACCATAAGCACGCTACTGAAAGTAAAGAGCGCAAGCGCACTTTGAAAATCTAGAGTTTCTTTTTTGGCTGGGCTTGGCCTTCTGGCGGATTGCCTCTGTCGCTTTTTTAGCTCTACAACAACCTCGTCAACCCTGTTTCCATTCCACTCGAAAGTTCGCCCTTTCCTTGCCATCCAAAAACTCCACTATAGGATTTGCCCAGCATGTCGATCGAAGCATATGCGGTCGCGGTGAAGGTGTCACTGATCAACCATGTAACGCCTGGCCTACTGTCGATAAGCAAGGGCCTGAATCATGCGGGCATGGATGCGGACAAGCTTAATTCAAAGCTTATGTCCATTGGCAAGCAAGCGGCTATCGGCGCAGGCCTGTTTGCCGGCGGCCTAGCCATCGCTCGGGTTTTCAAGGCTCCGCTAGATGAGGCAAAGAAGTATCAAACGGAAATGGCGAAGTTCTCTCTGTTCGGGATGTCCGATCAGGTTAATGCTGAGTCTGACAGATTCGTCAAAAGCATGAACTCCATGGGTGCGAGCATCACCACAAACCTGAAGCTTTTTACGGAGGCACAGGGCGTTTTCCGGGAAAGCGGAATCGGCGGAATGCAAGCCCTGGATGGCGCGAAAATTGCCGCTCCAATTCTTGCGAAAATTGCCTATGCGACTTCCGGCCTGAGCGAAGAATCGCAGGCAAAAATGAAAACTGGCAGCATGGCGATGCTGAGGTATATCGAAGACTCCGGCGGACTTAAATCTCCTAAGCGCTTCGGTGAGTTGGCAGACGCCGGATGGCGCATGACGCAAACTTCTGGCGGATCGGTTGATTGGGAGCAGCTTCGCCAATTCAAGGCGCGCGGCGGTGTCGCAGCAATGGGCATGAGTGATAATGCAATGGCCATGTATGAGCCGATTATCACCATGCTAAAAGGGCAAACCGCCGGCTTCTCTCTCCGTACTGCTTACAATCGCCTAAACGGCATCATCAAAATACCGAATCAGGTCGCCCATGAGCTTGTAAAAAACAACGTATGGGATGGCAGCAAGGTAATTTGGAATGCGCAGGGCGGGATCAAGGCTTTCAAGGGTAACCCGCTCAAGCAGGCGGATCTGTTCAGCTCTAACTCCATTGAGTTTTATGAAAAGGTGATTATGCCTATGCATAAAAAAATGGGGATCACGTCAGACTCGGCAATTGGCCAGTCGAACGCCATGCTGTTCGGCTCCACCGGTGGCGCGATGTTCACCCTCATCGACAAGAATATGGAAAAACTCCATATGTCTTTGCAGGCTCAGAACAGCGCTCTAGGTATAGACGCCTCCGTAGAAAAAACTCATCAGACGCTTGGCGGTAAAGAGGTGGAGTTTGGCGCCAAATGGAAGGATTTGATGCTGAATCTCGGCATCGCGATCCTTCCTATGGTGTGCGACGGGCTGGATAAACTTAATCCAAAGCTTAAAGAGCTAGGTATCTGGATCGGTGAAAACCCCGACAAGGTGAATAGATTAACTGACGCGTTAATCGGGCTATCTGCAGTTCTGATTACTGGCGGCCTAGTCAATGCGGTCATTGCTGCCGGGAGAGGGCTCTACTTGCTTGGTGGCGCGCTGGTATTCCTTTCTGGCACCGCGCTAGGGCCGCTTCTTCCGATGGTCGCCAGGTTCGCTACCTATATCGTGATATTTGGCGCCAACATCGTAAAAGTCATTGGCTTGATTGGGCGCGCAATGCTGATGAACCCGATCGGCCTTGTGATCACTGGAATCATCGTTATTGGCTTGCTTCTATGGAACAACTGGAAAGAGATCAGTGGAGCCCTAAAGGTCATGTGGAATGATATGAAGGAGGGATTCACCAAGCTATTCCATGGGGATTTTGCTGGTGCGTTCACTTCGTTCAAGCATCTGTTCCTGCTGGGCTGGCAGACCATCTTCAATACGCTGATCGCCGGGTTCAATACGATCATGCCCGCGTCCCTGAAGATGGAGAAGATGCATTTTGCTGATGCTCCAGCCAGCAATCCGCTTGTGGCTCCGGTCCCGAAAAAGGACTGGAGTCGAGACCCATTCATCGTGCATATGCACGTGGACGGCAAGAAAATGGCCGAGGTCGTCGTTGATCGCATGGCCAAGCAGGCGGCCCGCCCCAACACAGGCACCAACAGCTTCGACCCGAGCCGCAGCATGCTGATGCCCGGAACGCCGAGCGCCGTTTATCCAAGGGGTTAACCGATGGGCATCATGAGCTTTCTGGACAATTTCGCGCCAGGTGGTGATCCGTACGCAACGCGGGTTGTGCTCGGCAATATAGAGCTTGTCGGGCTTGAGGTTCCAGAGTCGGCAACGCCGGGCGCAGGTAAGCAGCAGACGGTGATTCACAGGCTGGTCGGCGGGAAGCGGACTATCGACGTGCTAGGCGTCGACTATGACGACCTGTCATGGTCTGGCTGGATTCTCGGCGCGGCGGCGGAGGCCAGAGTCAAAGAGCTGGAGACCATGCGCGACACCGGCAATGCAGTGGACTTCAATCTCGGCGAGTACTACTTCAGCGTTGTCGTTACCAAGTTCGTTCCGCGCTTCGAGCATCAATACCGCCGCGCCTACAGCATCGAACTGGTAGTAGTAGATCGTCTTGATGCGCCGGTAAAGAAAAATGCCATGTCCGGCTCGCTTGACGGACTGATCAATAGCGACATCGGCCAGTCTCTGGGGTTGGCCAAGATCATCAACGTCTCGGCCATTACCGACACCATCAACACGGTAAAGGCTGCCGTCGCGCAGGTGCAGGACTTCGCGAATCAGACGGTCGACACGATTCAGTCGGTTATTCGGCCAATCGTGGCGGCGCAGCAGATGGTCCAGTCGGTGATTGCTCAGGTAGGCGCGGCCGTAGCGGACATAACCACGCTCGGCGGCCTGGTCCCTGGCAACCCAATATCGAACGCAGCCAACAACCTGCTGCGCCAGGCGAATGCCATGACGCAACTAGCCCCGCTGTATCAGATGCAAAGCGTCCTCGGGCGACTCCAGAAAAACGTCCTGGCTGGCCCGCTAGCCAATGGCACGGTGAGCGTCACCACCAGCAACACCAGTCTTCAGCGCCTGTCAGCCGACCAGTACGGCGACCAATCGCAATGGACCAAGGTAGCTGCGGCGAACAGCATCACCGACCCGCAAGTAACCGGCATCCAAACCATTAAATTCCCCCAAGGATAAGCGCATGGACGTAAACGATGCCTTTGCGCCTTCCGAGGCCAGGCAGGTCTCCGGCTACGTGTTACTTGCCGGAATCGAGGTGCCGTGCGTGTCGTGGGACGTCGATGAGAACTCGTTCTACTCGGCTGACACGTTCTCTATCGTGTTCGCGCTGTCGGCCATGCCGGTCGATACCGGTACCCTGAACTGGTGGAGCTCGCAGACCGAGATCGAGATATCTATCTCGGCCTCGATCATGGGCAAGAACTCCTGCAACACAAAGAACCTGATCATTGGCGGCGTGGATAAGTGGCATTTCGATCCGGCCAAGTTCGAAGTCACCGCTGAGGGTCGCGACTACACCAGTAAGTTTATCGACACAAAGACCAGCGAGAAGTTTTCCAATTACACCACCAGCCAGGTGGCTACGCTGCTGGCTCAGCGGCACGGCCTGATACCTGTCGTCACGGCGACCACGAACAACGTCGGCGCGATCACTAAATATGATCACACGCACGTCACGGACGAGCGTACCGAGTGGGATTTGCTGTCCTACTTCGCCGGAATTGATGGCTTTCAGGTCTACGTGACCGGCAACGAACTGCATTACGAGCCGGCGCTTGATCCGGCAGAAACTGATCAGTACGTCATCCACTGGCACGCGGCCAACCTGACCGCGTACCCGCAATCAAACGTAGAGACTCTGCAGTTCGAGCGCGACCTGACCCTGGCTAAGGGTGTGACGGTCGAGGTTCGCTCATGGAAGAACGGCAACGCCTACACCGAGACCTACCCGAACAGCAGCGCTAAGGGTATCGCCCCAGGACAGGCCGTCGCCAAACGTCAGGTGTACAGCGTGGTGCGTAACGGCCTTGATCGGCAGGGCGCGCAGGCGCTGGCCCAAGCTCTGCACAAGCAGATAACCGTCCACGAAATGCGCATGAGCGCGTCGATGCCGGGCGACAACCTGCTGACGCCCAAAACAATCGTACGCATCGAAGGCACCGACTCGGCTTTCGACCAGCTGTATTACGCCGATTCGGTTCGGCGCTCGATGGGCTTCGACAGCGGCTACACGATGAGCCTAACGGCGAAGAACCATAACCCTAACTCGATGGTGCTGCCGTGATTGGACAATTGACCAATGCGCTCCGACTACACCAGGGCGATGGCAGCTCGGCGCCGCGCAAGGGCACGATCTCCGGCTACGACCCGTCAAGCCATAGCGTGAAGGTGACGGTTCAGCCGGAAGGGTTCGACACCGGATGGATTCAGCTTTCGGCGCTGGGCGTTGGCAATGGCTGGGGCGTGTTGACCGGTCCACAGCTTGGTGACGAGGTGGCCGTCTCGTTTGATGGCGGCGATCTGAACCTGGGGCACGTCACGGGGCGCTATTTTAGCGACGTTGCGCCGCCTCCAGCCGTACCGTCCGGTGAAACATGGGTCGTTCACAAGTCCGGATCACTGCTCAAATTCCACAACGACGGCACCGTGGAGATCAAGGCGGCAGGCGGAATGTCCTATACGGCGACCGCGCACCAGTTCCACGGACCAATAACCACCGATAACAGCATCACCGCTGCTGGCGATGTTGTGGCGGGCACCGTGAGCCTGGAAAGCCACCTCCATAACGGCGGCACCATCAGCGGCAAGACCTCGGCGCCTATCCCATGAATGACCTGAACCACTACGTCGGCGGCGATCTATCGCGCTCGCCGACCGGCGACCTATCGACTGTCTCCGGCATGGATCGCGGTAAGCAGCGGCTTCTGCGCAGGCTGATAACTAACCCTGGCGATTACCTGTTCCATCCCGAGTATGGCGCGGGGCTGGGCCGGTACGTCGGCGCGCTGATCAATATCCCCGAGGTTATCTCGCTGATTCGCGGGCAGATCCTACTTGAAGACTGCGTGGCGAGAACCCCGGCGCCGGTAATTCGGGTATCGGCGCAAAACGAAACCCTGGCCGTGTCCATCGGCTACACCGATACGCCATCTGGCGAGCCGGTAACGCTCTCATTTGAGGTAAATCGCTGATATGGCATCGCTCAATATCAAGAGCTTCACTGACCTGGTGCGCGATCAGGTATCAGCCATACAGGGGAGGGCGGCAGGCCTTGTCGACTTCACCATTGGCTCATTGTTGCGGGCCTGCGCCGAAAGTAACGCCAGCGCCTTGCAGTGGCTCCAGCAGCTGATTGTCACACTGCTGATCAATACGCGCGCCTCGACCTGTGCAGGGGATGACCTTGACAGCTGGATGGCAGATTTTGGCTTTCCTCGACTGTCGGCCAACTTTGCCACTGGCAGCGTCACCTACTCACGGTTCACGGCGACCACTGCCGCTCTAATCCCTGTCGGCGCTCTGGTTGCTTCGGCTGATGGCTCGCAGCAATTCACGGTAACGATCGACACTACGAACGCCCTCTATAACGCCACGCTCGGCGGATATCTGGTCCCGGCTGGCACCGCCTCGGTAACGGTTCCGGTCATTGCGCTCACGGCGGGCTCGGCAGGTAATGCGCTGCCGGGCACGGTTACTACGATTGTCGGCAGCATCAGCGGTATCGACACGGTCACGAACGCTGCGGTCTTCGCCAATGGCATCGATCCCGAGCTTGACCCGGCATTCCACGCGCGCTTCATTCTTTGGGTGCAGTCGCTGTCGAAGGGCACAAAAGCAGCCGTCGGTTATGCGCTGGCATCCATGCAACAGGGCGTCACCTACACGCTTACCGAGAATCAGGACTACAGCGGCAACACGCTGTATGGCTACTTCTACGCGGTAGTGGACGACGGAAGCGGGGCACCCTCAAGCGCATTTCTGGCGTCAGCAGCATCCGCTATCGAGACGGCGCGACCATTCACCAGCCGCTACGGGGTGTTCGGCCCTTCGCTGGTATCTGCGAGCGTCGGAATGGTCATCACTACCGACTCATCAGTGACGCATAGCGTCGTGGTAGCGCTGGTAGTTACTGCGATCCAGTCGTATATCGCCAGCCTCAAGCTCGGGCAAATCCTGCCCTACACGCAGCTAGCAGCCATTGCCTACGCAGTCAGCCCGGCGATCACCAACGCGTCGGCGGTCTTGCTCAACGGCTCTACGGCAGACATTCCTGCAACCCAAAAGCAGGTCATTCGACCCGGCACAATCGCGGTGGCATAAATGAGCGTCGGTGATCAAACAGATATGTTCGGCCGGCTGAAAAGCCTGCTTCCCGTCGGCTGGTTTGGCGACAGCAACCCATTACTCGACGCGCTTCTATGGGGGTACGCGCAGTCAATTGCCTGGGGCTACTCCCTCTATCTATATGCGAAGGCCCAGACGCGGATCAAGACTGCCTCGGATAGCTGGCTCGATCTGATCGCGCTGGACTTCTTCGGCAGCAGCTTGATCCGCTATTCAGCGCAGACCGATACGAGCTACCTGAATCGCATTCTGATCAATATTTTCAGGGAGCGGACGACGCGCCACGGCATGGATCAGGTGCTGTTTGACCTGACCGGACGCCGCGCCGTGATTGTCGAGCCTGCCCGGCCGCAAGACGTAGGGGGTCTCGGAGCTAACTTCTATCTTGGCGGGCCTAGCCTGCTCGGCTCAGTAGCGTCGCCCTATCAGGCCTTCGTCACAGCCTACCGCCCACTGGGTGTTGGCGCGGGTAATTGGCCAGGCATCAAAACGAACTGGTTCGGCCTCGGGCAAACCAGCGGCCTGATCCCGTCCACGCAGCTTTCTCCGCAAGTGACCGATGCCGACATCGTTGCCGCCATCGAGGCGACCAAGCCCATAGCGACAACGGTCTGGTACCGCATCACCAGCTAACTCAAACCAAATCATATTTCAGCCCGCCCTGAGCGGGCTTTTTATTGGGGATTTCATGGACAGACAAACCGTATACCCGGCCCAAATTCTGCCAGAGACCGTGTTGTTGCAGATGGCGAAGGATTTCATGATTGGCCTCGCTAAGTTGTCGTCGGCCATGTTCGGCGCCAGCACGATGGCTAACGGTTTCGCCGTCACGCCGACCGGCCCAGCATCATTGCAGGTGCTCATTGCGCCGGGCGAGATCTACAGCTTGACCGGCATCGACGCCACAGCCTATTCCAGTCTCGCCGCCGATACCACGCACTTCATCATGAAGCAGGGCATCCTGCTCGACGGGCTGACCCTGAACTGTCCCGCACCCGGCACTACCGGCCAGTCGATCAATTACCTGATCGAAGCCACGTATCAGGACCTCGACGCCAACCCGGCCCTGCTGCCGTATTACAACAGCGCCAACCCCGCGCTCCCATTCAGCGGCATGGGCAACAACGGCCTGACGCAGAACACCTCGCGCAAAGGCGCGGCAGTCGTACAAGTCAAGGCTGGCGCTTCGGCCGCCACCGGCAGCCAGACCACTCCGGCCCCGGATGCGGGCTACGTCGGCCTGTATGTGGTGACCGTCGCCTTCGGCCAGACCGCGATCACTTCCACCAGCATCAGCCAGTACGCATCGGCGCCGCTGCTGCCGTCTGGCATCGTCCCGGCCATCCAGTCCAATGCGCTGACCGCCGCCCAAGACTTCGGCACCGCCGGCGCTTACAAAGCCAACTACTACCCAGCGATCACCAGCCTCACCAACAACATGATTCTGGAGTTTGAGGTTCTGACCGCGAATCCGGGATCGGCGACATTCAGCCCAAACGGAATTACGCCATGGCCAGTCATTGGCGGTGCGCACTCGGCACTGCAGGGCGGCGAGTTCGTAGCAGGCGGAAAGGCTGAAGTTATGTGGCATTCGACGCTTAACTCGTGGGTGTTGCTGGGCTGCACGGGCGGAGCGATGCAGGTTGGGCCTGCCACTAAAAGCCAGCACGCAGCCAACGCCGGTCAAATCCAGACCCAAAGCCTGACTGCATTTACATCAACAGGGACTGCCCCGGCATTCATCCTGACTCCGGTACCGGCGATCACTGCATACGCTGCTACCCAATGCTTTCAAGTGACGTTCAGCGCGGCTGGAGGTGCTACTCCGACGCTCAATGTGTCCGGGATCGGGGCGAAAAACCTCAAGCAGTACGACTCGGGCGGCAACAAGGTTTCGGCAGTTATTACTTCCGGGCAAGTATCTGATGTCGTTTATGACGGGACTGATTTTGTTGTCCTTGATCAGCTTCCATCTATTGGTTTGGTTGCCTCTAGTATTACCACTGTAGCCACCACAGGCACGCTAGCAACGACGGTTGGCGGCGGAACCGTACTTGGAAACTCGGCATCGGCAACTACGCAAACACTTATCGGCGCATCGACAATCCGCGCCGGGGTGCGGATAGAGTTTATGAATATAAACTCTGGATCTATGACCATCGCTCGCGCTGGCACAGATACAATCCAGGTCAATGCCTCAACGGTAACCTCGATAGCGCTCGGCGCGGGTGATACGTTGACGCTTGAGAGTAACGGTGCGAACGGTTGGTATGCGGTTGGCGGCACTGCCCAGTTGAAAAGCGCTGCCCTTTTTGGCTCATCTCTAGCTGCTAACAGCTGGCAGAGACTGCCGAGCGGGTTTCTTATTCAGGCAGGTACTTATGCTGCCGGCGTTACGTCTGTGACTCTCCCTCTTGCGTGTCCAGTCGCGTTAATCTCGGTAGTTATAGCCAACACTGCAAACACCACGAGCAACGCTCCCGGTGTTTATAATTTCACGACCGCCGGGTTTAGCTCTACCTCTTCATCACTTACATCTTCATATATCGCAATCGGATATTAAAGTGGGGCGCAGATGATCTATTACGCAAAATCGACGGGCGGATTTTACTCCGCAGATATTCATGGCGATAATATTCCCGCAGATGCGGTTGAAATTACTGATGAGCAACACGCCGCACTGCTGGAGGCGCAATCTTCTGGAAAAGCGATCACAGCAGATACTAACGGATCTCCCATTGCCGTAGATCCATTGACTCTGCTGACGCCGACTGAGCTTATTGCAGCGCTGAAAGGTTCTGTCCAGCAATGGCTCGATACAACGGCGCAGGCCAGCGGCTATGACTCGCTTGCCTCCTGCGCTTCGTACATCAGCAGCAGCGTGGCGCAATGGGCAACTGATGCTAAGGCGGCTATTGCCTGGCGTGACGCAGTGTGGCAGGCGTGCTTCACGCAAATGAGTGCAGCGCAGGGTACGACAAGTCCTGTCATTCCGACTGCTACGGCATTGATTGCAGCTCTTCCTCAGCCCGCTGCTTACGGCTGGTCTGCGCATGCGGCGGGTGCTTGATCATGGTTAAAATCAAACGATTTGCGCTGAACCTGCTGGTTTGGCTGGACGAGGGCGGCAACACGCTACTTATGGGCGATCCGGGCGAGACAATCAGCTCGCGTTCGGCGAAGGCGCAGATTGCTGGTCGGCGCTGGGGCTGTGTGATGTGCCGCTTTCTCGGTTGGTTTCAGAAAGACCACTGCCAGAAAGCACTGGAGCCCTATGCCGGTGCTGATGCCGTGATTCCTGACAATCAAGCCGCGAAGTAGCAATACCCTGACCACCACCAGCCGCCTTGAGCGGTTTTTTATTGCCTGGAGAAAAGTATGCGCACATCACAAAACGGCATCGCGGTGCTGAAGTATTTCGAAAGTTGCTCGCTGACGGCGTATCCAGATCCCGGCAGCGGCGGCGCGCCATGGACAATTGGCTGGGGGCATACCGGGCCAGAAGTCGTGCCAGGGCTGAGCTGGACGCAGGATCAGGCCGC